GACGCCCCGAAGCCCACGCCCCCGGAACCCCCGCCAGCGCCGGTAGTAGCCCAGAAGCAGCCGAGCACCCTGGAGGTATACACTGTGCGCTTCCATGAATGGTGCAAGGAACAAGGGTTTCAGGATTGGGCATTGGTCTCCACCGCATTGCTCGCATGTATTGTCTCGACTGTGTTAACAATCAGGCTTTCGATAGGTATGGGACAAGGGCAATCGGTCGCGCTCGCATTTATGTTCGGCGTCTTGTGGGAGATGTCAAAGTACACTTTCGCATGGGCCGGGATAGCGCACCCGCACAGGAACATAAGGATCGCCGCTTGCGTAACTACAGGAGCCCTTATCACAGGCTCAATGGTGGCATCGGTAACGTGGTTATCTAAATCGGTAGCCCTTGAGAGCGAGAGAACGATAGCTAGCTCCGTGGAATTCCAAGACATCAAACGCCAGCGTGACGTTATCGATAGAAGGATTAATAACCTCGGGTCACTTGCCGAATCCGATGCGGCAAAAAACTACCGGGCAAGAGCCCTTGCGACGGACGGTAAGATTGCAAGTGAGATGGGAAAATATACGGCGTTAGGGAAGGAGCAAACAAAATTACTTTCGGCCGCGACTGAACCGGGAGCGTATCTTATACCATTCGCGGTGGTAGCATTCATGCTAGAGATAATAGGAGTGCTAGCTCTCGCGCTCTGGCGCTATCGGTGGGCAGACTTAGAGGAGCCCGTTTCTTGTAATCCCCTCGATTAGTGGTACTATTAACTAGGGTCGGTGAACCTGTTCCCACTCCCAGAGAGGTAATAGTAACCTCCCCCATATTCACCGGCCCTTTTTTTATCATGGCAAAGAGACTCAGCAAAAATTGGTTGGCTTCTGAATTCGCGTGTAAGTGTGGGTGCCCATCCGGGCGCATGGACACTAAACACATAGAGAAGCTTCAGCGATTAAGGACATCGATAGGGGTAGCCCTAAAAGTCAGCTCTGGAATAAGATGTGCTGAGTACAATGCAACCATCGACGGAGCCGCTAAGAAATCCTGGCACGTTCCGCGTGACGGTGTGTGCTATGCTTGCGACATTACGTTTGCGCATGGGCCAAGAAGTAACTCCCGAATCCTGAAGTTATACACCCTTGCCGACCAACTACACTTTCGAGGGCTGGGGCTGTACCGTGGAAGAATCCACGTAGACAGTAGACCGAGCAGACGCGCACGATGGATTGACCACTTCTGGAATTGGAAAGATTCTTGATTACCAAGTGATCTTAATCCCCGCGGTCCCTGCTACTCTCTCGGCGGTGGCTGTTGCTTCTGCAAATGCCTTAACGCCTCTTCCAATCTCAGAATTAAATTGCATAAAGCCTTCCGGCTCGAATTTTCCGCTAGAAAAAGACCAGTCATCACTAAACCGTACGCCAGCAAGGAACAGATTATTATCCGGTCCATCCAGATTTAGGAACTTTTTTTTAAAATAGTATCCGCTATTGTTCGGGCGTTGGCTTGTGCTGCATCGGTCTTTCCTTTTGCCCAGCTTCTACCCGCTATATACGTTGGCCCACATACGGCTGCGATTACCGCACCGACGATCTGAGTGAATGGGTTATCCGGCAGCACGGAGAGGGCTAGCCCCCCGACCATCCCCACAACGGCTATCCAGAATTCCGACGACTTGACCCCTGGCTTGTTATTCATCTTTTTCCTCCTTCGCCCGCTGGACGCTAACCCTTATACGGTACTCCTCACGGAACTCGTAAAAGCAGCGAGAAAAATCAGCAAGCTTATCTCTCATCTCAGTAATCTGGGTTTCTAAAAGACCCAACCTATATTCTATTGAACCTCCCGAGGACTTCTGGAGCCCCTTCTCCACGACCTTAACCAGCGCCATGACAACGCCAACAAGAGCCGCCGTAGTCGCGCTGTCTTCCATCATTCGTCCTTGATGTAGTTTTTGCCTGTCAACTTACCGAGGTCTGAAACAACCTCCTCCATATTGATGCGTACCGTCTTCCCGGTCTTCGTATTTTGAGAGAAGTACTCCCATTCACCTTCTGCATTGTGGGGACTTAGCCGGGTGTGGTTGCCGTGCGCGTCGATACACTGAAGCGTACTATCCCCGTAGGCGACAGTCGGTGGTGTAAAGTCATTGAACCATTGGGCCTTCTTGCTGATTCGCAATTCGTCCATATAGAATTTAGCGTCACCGCTCCCGCCCTGGTCTGCTCCGACACGAATCCCTCCATGGGTATAGAGCCGATTGGTGTTCTCGGCAGATGCTTTCTTGGTCCCGTTCAGAAAGAAAGAAACAGTCCCACCATGCTGAACCATAGCGAAGTGATACCAGGTCTTATCATCAGCAATATCACTGCCATAATCCCAAGTAAGCAGGTCGGCAAACGTAGAGCCACCATCGAAAGAAATGCTGTCACCGGCCGAGCTTGTCTGTCCTAGATTGATTCTCCAGGAGCCCTCGTTGTTGCCTGTTGAGGTCGCCCCTGACTGAATAATTGTGTCATTTGATGCCAACGAGCCGGACGGAAAAGAAATCCAGAAGTCGATTGTCCATTCATCATAGCCAAGCCCAAGCGCCGGATCATCCGAGTCACCGTCGAGGTCTACGAGGTCGCCCGTCCCGTCAAAATAGGCACAGTGAGTGCCGAACTTGGGGCTCGGCGAAGATGTGACAAATGATGGGTCGCCGCTTGCTGTACCAGCAGCCAAGCCCCACGCACCCGAATCGTTCCAGTTGTTATCGAAGTGCATCAAGACAGCAGTGTCTAGGCCGATGTCGCTTTTTGCGAATAATTTTGAGTATCCTGTCGTAATTGATGGGACAGCGACTTGAGACTTAAGAGCCACTGCGCCATCCACATCCAGCGCCCCCGCAGCCGGTGCACCCACATTGACCCCAACGGTGTTGGCACTGTGATCAATCGTCAGCACATTAGATGCAGCAGCCTCGGCGTTTCCGGTGATGTACATTCGCTTATTACTGGAGTTGTATTTTATGCTCGCCTCATCGGGGTCCGTTTGGTCCCCAAATAAAATACCCTGCCAGCCATTATCGTTGGAGATGATGTTGACATAAGCCTCTGTCGCATCGTTCTCAACAATCAAAGGCGAATACTCGGCAGGTGTTGACGCCGTGCCTCGATTTGAAACAACCAACAATGCAGATGGGTTGTTTGAGCCAGCCTCGACAGGATCACACCCAACCCCCACTGTGTCATTAGCTGCGTTAACCATCAACATTTTGGCGTTGTTCTCAGATTCAACGACGAAATCGCAATCGTCTCCGTCAATATTTATGGTTACGGCACCGTCCTCGATAGTCACTTGGTCATCGTTGCTGGAACTCTGGTCGTCGATACCGGCCAGAGTTGCACCACCAGAAGCCGCAATGGTCACCGTGTCGGTGCTTGCGTCAGTCGTGAGGGTCACGTTTGACCCGGCAGCTAGCGTAAGATCGTCACTACCATCATCGGCAATTACGTCGCTTTGACCTGAAACTTTAACAGTCTTAAAGGCACTCGTAGCGCCTGCCCCATGTTTAATAACGGCCATAATTTACCTCGCTGGTCGAACTGTAAGTAGTGAAGTTAGAACGCTGCTTGTTACCCCGCCGGGGGTCCATCTAAAAACAGCGTTAGCCGGGATGGCGAAATCGTAAACTATCAACGTGGGGGCACCCGTGCCTATCGAGTCACTCTGGACAACGAACTCATCCCCCAATTTAGTAACTACAACCAGCTTCGCCGTTCCGGCCTGGGCCGTTGCGTGCACAAACCAGGATGCCCCTGTGTTGTTTGAGCTTTTTAGCGCTTGGTCAATGTCATCTGTTGACGCCTGTGTGGTTACTGCTTCAAATGTCCTCATAATTAATTCCTATCTTTAGGCCGTTACCCTGTTACGGTGTCCGGCGTCTGAATTGCTTAAGATTCTATCCCATCGCTATCTTTTCAACTTCGGAAGGCCCAAAGGCTCCCATGGTCTTAAGTAACGGGGTTGATTTAATCTTAGTGCCTTCTTCCTTCTTTGCGTAGGAAGACTGCAAAATATTAATATTCTCGGGTTTGTGCGATACATCGAAGGGCCTCTTGAATAATATGCTCGCCTGATTCCGGTAGGCATGATGCACCCGCGTATCGCTATCGTCGCTGAACAGAGAAAACCTCTCCAACAGACCGGCGACAATACTTCCATAAATGTTTGGGTAAGTCTTTTCGAGCATATCTACATGGGTAGAGGTAAGCGTCCCGGCCTCAAAATTCCCAAGCGTTTCGCCGATAGGATCCTCAAGAACGGCAAAGCGGATCTCCTGCTGTGCAAGCTCCCTGTCTGTGGGTTGGCGTTCGGGAACGCCCATTATTTTATCGTCGATTGTGCGACTGTCTTTATTGAACCCCTCCATCGCGTGGTGCATCCCTGCCAGCCCTTTGGCTTTGAGTGACGCGGAGAGATTAGGCATGTCGTGTTCAATTGGCCCGGTGATTTTATCGATAGCCCCCATAAGCGCCTCGGGATCTTGGAGCTTCATTGCTCGTTCCTTGGCCTTCTTATAGTCCTCCATCTTGGTGGTTTTCTTTTTCGACTCTTCCTCTCCAAACTGTGCCGCTAGGGGGGCTAGGAAGAGCTTCGTTCTGTTCGGACGCACGGGGATACTCCCACCAGGACCGCCTTTGGTCATACGGTCTACAATCTTATCCAGCGATGTGTTCATTACCTTCCGGGCATTGGAAATATTGTGCTCCATCATTGCCAGTTTTCGTGCGGTAGCTGCGCCATCGGCCAAGCCACCCATGATAAAACCGGCAGCGGCACCAACGGGGCCAAATGTGAGACCACCAAAAGCACCATAGCCAAAACGTCGATAGAGTTGTGCGGCATAACGAGGGTGAAAGCCATTGCCTCCCGCAGCCTCATTTATAAACCGGGTCTCCCTCATCGATTGAATCATCTCATCAATATTTGTTTTGGTACTTCTAAGCGTGGAAGACACTCGACCGGCAGACAGCGCGGCGTCCCCTTCAAACCCGTAAAGCTTATTCGCGGAAGTTGAAAAGTCGTCAGCCGCAGCAAAAAACTCGTGGAACCGCTTTTCTGTTTCAACCCCCCAAGATGCTTGCATAGTATTGTCGCCGCGCCCCTCAAGATTCTTAAGGAATTTGCCGACCTTTTGGGTGTTGATCCATTCGTCTTGCCATTTGTTTTTACCTTTACTTATCCGGTCCCCAAACTCCGTCTTAAAGTCATCTATGGCACTAATGAAGCGGGAGAACTTGGGGTTGATTGTGGCCTGAGTTTCCGCCGCTTGGCCCCATAGGATTTTATTTTCAAGCAATTTCCGAATCTTGTTTTCGGACTTTGCTAGCGCCCCCTGTGTATTCCACTGGAGCACGTTCCGGCCTTTCTTGCCGAATGCCCAATGGCCTAGATATTTCTTATAGTCATCCAATAGGAGGAAGGTATCTTCCCCGGCTTCTATGATTGCTTTCCACTGATTCTCAGAAGTGGCTGCACGGACTTTCGGCGTGACTAACTCGTCCCATTGTCGTAGCATTTTCTCAAGATGTTCCGGCTTTGCTTTGCCATTAAGAACATCCATTAGTGTTTTGGCATGGCCTCGGAGTTCCCGGCCACCGGCTTTCCAAGCGTAGCCGCCTGTCTCCCTCATGGCTTGGCCTAGTGTGTGGAGGTCGCCATAAACCGTTTCTATTGTTTCCCGAGCGGCCAGAATTCCCCTGTGCGCCATAGCTGCGCGAGTCTCAAGGTCACTTTTCACTTGCGTGTTTGAGTAGTTAGCTAGGCGAAATTCGTCAACATTCTCTGCGGGTTCATTGAATAACTGCTTTCGCATGTGCTCGCGCTTGTTTCCCCCACGAGAATTCTGCGCCACCGTTCCCAGATCATCCAGAACGGTATTCAGGTTCGTGACGATATCATCCTGAGATTTACGGAACGTGGCCTCTTTTGCTATCGCGCCAGCCCTTGCCTCTTTAGCTCCTCTATATAATCCAACCTGTTTTTTAAGGGTTTCACTCTCAACCCCTAAGAGCCCTCCGGTTAAATCGAGTAACTTATCTTGGGCTTTCACCGACATTTTACTATTCGTGGCTTTTTCGTATAGGGACGCAAACCCATCGGACATCTTCTTAGCCCCGCCCGGTACGCCTACCATCGTTGCATGAACACCTGCGTTAGCCATGCCGCCAAATAATGCACTGTAACCGATATTCGACCAAAGCATTTCAGCCGCCTCGTCGGGGTCGCCAAGTGATGCTTCCGTGAGTGTTGTACCTGCGCCGAATGCGGCACCCTCTAAAGCCCCACCCGCTGCCTTTGGTAATGTCGAGCTTAGGATTTTAAGAGCTAGGCCCTTGTCGGCACCACGAGACAGGACGGCGCTATTCGCGAGAGTTTGTTCTAATGCGCGACCGCCCTTGAACGCTAACGATGAAGGGGCCAATCTTGCGACCAGTTTCCCGCCACTTACTGCCGATGATGTTCCCCCGGAGAAGAACGCTGGCAACATGGCCCCACCGATCTCGGCCGCAGTACTGGTTCCGCTGTACTCTTCGCGCCAATGCTTCAGCCTGTCTTTCTCGATAAACTCATTCAGGAACGCATCGGAGACGCCCAGAGTGGCCCCCCGCGCCAAGCCGGAAAGAGCTGCACCCGCGTAGCCTTCTGCTGTGTCGGTACCGTACTTCTCTTTGCGAGCTAGCCGATCCCAGTCTGAAGTGCTGCCATACTCCCCGCCCTTCTCCATAGCTTCCAAGGCTTCAGCGCCGGGGATCATGTGGCGGCTACCGTCTGGGGCAATAACAGGGACGCGTTCTATCTGATTAAACGCGTATTCCCGCGACAGAACAAGCCGCTTAACGTGCTCTTGGGGAACTTCTTCGTAAGCATTCTTTTTAAAGTTGTAAAGTCTAGGCATGATATTCCCAATGCCACCATTCTTTACCCGCTGTCTTGTGGGCATAGCCTGGCCATTTGAATCCGTACTTGGCCGCATTCTTCTTAAGCCATTTAAACATGGGGCTATCCTTACCCTTGCCAGCGAGGTTGATGTCATAGCCTGTGCCGTGCATGTGTGTGCTTCTCCTCAGCTTTTCCTCCGACCAAGTAGGATGCAGTCTCTTCTGCTCCTCGTAGTCCCTATTCCCTGAAGTAATATACATCGGCTGCCCTGTCTCATTCTGGTACGCGGCGGCCATTTCCTGCATAGACTTCGCCGCTCTAGGGTTTATCGCATCTTCAACAGGGTCAGAGAACATTCTTCCGCTAGTGTCTCTACCAGCAATAACGCCCCCTGCCCCCGTTACTTTTTTCCTTCTTCTACTCCAAACTTAGCCCTGTTCGCTCGCCAATATGATGCCGAACCTTTCTCATCGGCTGTGGATAGCCCTTCGTAACCAATGCCCTTGGTCTTAATCGCCGATTCAAGGAGGAGCTGCTGCCTTGCTGGGCCGTCCATAGTGTCCCACCGTGCGCTTTCGATCTCGTTAATCATTGACTCAAGGCCATCGAGCATGGCGTTGGCGGCTGCTTGGCTTTTCCATACGCCGGGGATGAACTTCAGCATGATCTCATAATCCTTGTCAGAGATTCGCCCTTTGTCGGTATACATGAGGAGTTGCCTCGCTATTAGGCCGCGCTTCTGCTCCATCTTTCCGCCGTGAGAGTCAAAAAATGCCTGCGTGATCTGCCACGATCCAGGGATATCCTCCGGTCCTCTCTGCTTAATCATTTCCCGGTAAGAGCCAATCTGATTTTTAATCGACTTTAACTGCCCCATGTCTGCACGGGTCTTATCCCCAACAGCGTCTTTCCCTGATTTCCCCGCCTTCTGCGCGAGGCTGGCTTTCCACTTATTCTCCCCGTCCTCCAGCTTCAGTAACGATATCTTATCTGAGAACACTTTTTCATCGATCCCAAACTCTTTGCCCATTGATGTGACTTTTGCGTTAAACGTGCGGAATGCCGCCGCTCTTGCTAGGCTATCTGCCTGTCTTTCGTCACCGAGCATACGCATGGCCATCCCGTATACGTTCCTGCTCTCATCAACCATTCCTTTAAGCTTCTGGTACTCCATCTTCTGGGCTTCGATATCTTTATCGATTGCAGAGTTTACGATTGATAGCGCCGTGTTTGGTAGCTTCCCCCCGGATAGCCCTTGAGCATAAGCCCCCATCGCAATCCCTATTACGGCGGCAACCTTTGACATAACGCTAGGATACGCCCTCATGGGGTTAATTTCCCAACTTGCGAGCTTCGAGGTAGCCGTGCTTAATGCGGTTTCCGCTTCTTTAACCTTCGAGCGAGAGTACTCAACCTGGGATTCTTGCCTTATTCGGCGCTCTTCTGCCGCATAGTCTTCTTCTGTCTGTCCGTATGCTTTCTTTTGGTCTGTCCGAAAATCGGACAGTTCTTTTTCGAGTCTCCTGAGCTTTCCTTTGATACTTTCCCCGCCTGGCTCCATCGGGGGAGCACCTGTACCTGCACCTGCACCGGCACCTACAGCGGCTTCCGGTCGTGGGGGAGGCGTTATGTCAAGCTGCTCCTCCTGCGTTCTCATTTGTTCTGGCGTTGGTTGTGTTGACACTGTTGATGGGTCAACTCCGGCCGGGTCTTCCGTGCCCCAGTAGCCTACGTCTGGATGACTGCTTACCAGAGCGGGATCAATGGACTCCACATTCATGGGTTCGGTGGAATGCCCCCCTGTTCTGAACTTGCCCTTGTATACCTCGTCCATAATCTGGGCGCGTTCGGTATCATTCTTGGCCTTCTTTAGCTTCATCTCCGCGAGCTTCCTGTCATGCTCCGGTAGGTCACGAAAGGCATTAAAGAAATCGCCTACATTGGACGCAACAGCTTCCCCGAAATATTTCAATTGGGCCATTGGGCCATACTTCTGGATGTCTTCGACCGAGCGTGTTGGTCGGTCGGCGGCTGTTTGGGTAGGGGCGAAACGGCTTGCCCCTCCGTGTGGTGAAACCATTATTTCTTTCCTTTCTCCCCCTTGGACAGCATATCCATGAAGGACTTAGCGTCTTCCTGGGTGAATCCGCTCTCTTGTGGTTGCGGCGAGGCTCCGGGCCTTGCCCCCTTAGTGTACACTCCACCGGGAGAAGGTGGTAAATCCCGAAAAGGCAAACGCCCTGGAATTTTGCGCCATGAAGCACCGGGGGTTCCTGGGATATCCGTCTTGGCGACGGGGACATAGGGCGTTCCTGGTAGTGGTATGCTCTGAGGGTAGCGCCTAGCATACGCCGCCCCCGGCGATGCTTGCTCCAACGCCTCAAGGCGTTTTGCTAGGAATTTCTTGTCTTCGTTTTCTTTCTTTAGCAGCGCAAGGGTAGTTAAAGCCGCCTTGTTCGGGTCGGATACAAGAAGCCCTGTTTTTGGATCGCGGCTAATGAAGCTCCTGCCAACTTCTGTCTCGGCTACGGCATCGTCAAGCAGCGGTCCCATGTTGCCTTTGCCACCACCGAAGCCTTCTTTGTAATCGAAGGCCCCTGTCCTAAGCATGTTCATGAACTCCTCGGTAGCTTCCGGGGATATCGGTCGAGTATTCTCCTTGGCTCGCTTATCGGAGAACATTCCAACAACTGAGGCTATGGTCCCTACTGCACCAGCGGTTCTTTGTTGCTCTTCCTGTACCGCCCCACGTTTTTTCTGCGCCATCATTTGGTCAATCTGTTGACGAAACTGATTATCATCCATCGCCAGCATACCCGCAGCCCCCGCTTCCTCTCGGGTATAGCCCTGCTTCTCTGCTTCGGCCGCTATCGCCGCAGGAGCCATTGACTGGACGTAAGACTCTCCACCGGCCTCGCTCCCCATTCGCATACCCGCACCACCGCCACTGCCGCCACTGCCGCGAGCTAATGCTACCTGTCCTGCCGCCTGTTCGCGCTGGATCTCCTTGGCTGCTCTGGTTGCCGGTCCTCCGACCCTAGCCATGCGCCCCGCCCCCCCGATATCTTCGACTAAGTTTTGTCGATAGGGGTTACGGTTCAAGTATTCGCCGGGGGGACGTAGGTTTACATCGATAGCCCTATCCTGAGCCGCTCGTTCCTCGGTCCCTTTTATTGCCGTTTGCTCCGCAGGTTCCCACGGCATACTCCAATCCATAATTAACTCCTAGTTCCTAACCGTAAGCCATGCCCGGTCCGGGTGATGGTGCGGTGCTCCCCGCGTCCATGCCGGTGGGCTCGTGCCGAAATACATTTGCTCCTGAATTCGATTGAGGGGGTTGCTTCTCATCCCCACCCATAGATGCGGCAAAACCCGCCGCCGCGCTTATCGCCATGTTCCTGGCTTGCTGTTCGTTTAGCTGCACACCCTTAAGCGCTAGGTAATTCCGCAGCCGCTCACCCAACGCAAACAACGTTTGGCCTTGCTGTAGCTGTGACGCCGCCTGTGCCATTTTGGTACCAAGGCTAAAGCGTTCCACCGATTCTCCCGCCATGCTTGTTCCATATTGACCCAGGATTTTACCACCCATTCCTGCGCCGTGTCGCGTAGCGGCATACCTTGTTTCGGGGGATGCACCGGCCATAGCCGCAGCCTGGGTTCTCAGACCTTCTTGTCCAACCTGCCGCGCCCTCATTTCACTTATAAGGGGCCTCCCCCGCAAACTTCTGGCAGCTTCGACGGATCTACCTAACCTCGCCTGGGTCTCTGGGTCCAGGTTTTCAGAAACGTCGTGCATGGCGATCTCTTTATCGGCGATTAAACCTGCGGGGTCGAGAAATCTCCCTAGTACGGGGGTCTCCGAGAGGTATTCAAGAGGCCCCCAAAAACCGCCCTCATCGGCAACGTCTTGTTTAAATCGTTGTTTCTCGCTTGCCATACGTAATCCTAACTAATTATGTCCGATTTTGGGAATTTAAAACTATTCTCAGGCTTCTTGACCCCGACTAACATAGACACGCCTTGAACCCGGAAGTCGCCGCCCGTCGATTCGGTCGTTTCAGTAATCCCGAACTTAAGCGCCCTTACTTTCTGCTTTGGTAACTTCGCTACTAATTGAAATTTTGATGTACCAGGAGCCGCGTCCATCTCAACCAGTGTAGGGGATTCGTTGTAGTCGGTATAAAGAAGTAATTGCGGATTTGACGCCGCGTTGTAGTCGCCAAGGAACAAAAGCCTATAGACACGCCCTAGCTGTTGCAGCTCGCCCACATTAATCCACCCTGTAATGAATCCATAAGCATACCCCTTATCGGCTGATACAAGCTTGTCGTAGGTCTGTGATGAATGTTGCTTACAGAGAATCCCATTGACGCCGAGCCTATAGTGCTCACCCTCCACCATTAAGGAGGCGGCGTTTAGCTTTAGATCTGCATGTAAGTCCCAGGCCGAAAACTGGTCGAAAAGATAGTTATAAACAAGAATCCCTCCAGTATTATAGGCCGTGAAGCGAACCTCGTGGGAGTCCTCAAAGACATGCCCGTCAATCAGGTAGTTGGCTGTGGAGACATAACCGTCAGCAACCTTAGCCCCTTTAAACGAAACTTTCATGCTCCGGTCACAAAGCATTAGCCCTTGGCGAGTCTGAAAGAATACCCCAACAGGAGTCTCTACGCGGCAACATCCATCTAGGGCACCTTGCCCCGGAGCGAATCTCCGCAGCGGCGAAAAACCAGGGCCAGCCCCGGTAGAGCTAGGACCATCCCCCGACATATAGTAGCCATTCCGAGCACCGAGAATAAGCATGTGTTCCAAATTGGGACAGATAGCGCGAATCTTTTCGGCGCGGTTATCCACCGAGCGAATAAATGAGTCGCTAAACCCTGTCTCCTGGCCCTCTACAAACCTTTTTGAAAACCAGACAGTGTTTTCGGTGGTAGCCAGGAATACGCGGTCCTTCCAAACAGTAATGTCATATTGAGACGGGGGGGCTATGTTGCCTGCAACACCGCCCGTAGTATACAGAACAGGGTTATCGATAAGGTCAGCGTCGGGGAGCCTGTCCTCTATTGATTGGATTCGGCTACTCCTATCCATTAATGCTTCAGCGCAGCGATGGAAGATGCTGCCGCCCGTGGCCGTGTCTGTTGTCCTGTAGAGAACAATCTTGACCTCCGACCTTGCTCCAGCACTCACAAAACTAAAGCCACCGGGGTTCACTAGCGTAGTCGCATCCCTTTTATAAGTCATAAGAAGAGTGTAGACGTTTACAGTGACCACGTTATTATTTAGGTCGCCCGTAGTTATGGGGAGCGACGGGTTGGACTGCTGAACCTTGCCGTTATGGTCCACCCATTCGTAAATGGCTACATAGCTGTATGTGTCATCGAGCGTATCCGCGACAGTGGCTAAGGACATAGAGTGAATTTCGGGGTAGTAGAAAAAATTATCTTCTTTAAAATAATCCCCCGAATAATCCCAAAGGATACCACCAGCCACCTTTAAAGCGCCGTTCGCCTGAACGCTCGGCAAATACCGTGTCGGGGCAAAGTCGAGAATCCCCACGGCGGCATCCATCGCCGTTAAATCCAACCCGTCAGAATTCAGATTAACACCACTGTAACGGGATGTTCCGAACCGGTATTTAGTTGCAACGTATTTTTCCGGGCTTGTATCGTTTGCGTTATCCGAAAAAGCCTCCGAGACTGTTAGGCTCGTATCGCTCGCTATGGCGGATACGCTTCTCGATTCCCCCGTAACCGTAATTATATCACCAACGGCTAATTGAGAAGTGAAGCGGGTGTTTACCCCCGTAACCGTAGTGCTCGCGATTGGGTCTATAGAGCCGCTTAATACATCGGTCGAGCTTTCAGCGTGAACACGCGAAACACCGTGCATTAAGTGGCACCGGTTAAACACCATGTACTGCATGAACCTAAAGTCAATTTCTTGTGTCCAAGGCCCGGCGCTTATCGCTGTTTTTGCTATAACCTCCCCTTGGTGATTCATAATCAAGCCCACAGAGGTATTGAATACTGAGTGAGCAAGCATAGCATCGCCAGAGACATTGTTTGGTCGGGTCGCATGACCGACACCCAAATAAAGATCTCTATTATGGGCAAAGCAATCAGACGTAATGGTCATCCCGTAAAGGTCGAGGTCTACATCAGCCCCACCGCCAGACAGGGTATAGTCGTAAGCGTTAACAAGGAATTCCGGGCTCCTTGCCAGTAGGTTTGTTTTGTTGGCGACAACGGTAAAGAAGAAACGAACCTTTCCGGAGACATTTTTCCCCGCAGTCCCATTTACGAGTATGAATCCGGGCAACGACGTACTCTGATAAGCCATTGTGACCGTGTTTAGGGTTGCGTTTTGCTCGGACCCTTGGAGGACTAGCGCCGCGTTGTAGACCCGGTATTTTACCCCGTCCGGTTCATCCCCCGAACCACCTGGACCCCCTATGGCGTTTGCTGATGCAGTATAGGCAACAGCAATGTAGTCCCCCGTAGTTCTGTCACTAGGAGTCACTACCTTGAGCATTATGCCGCCAACTAGTTCCATGTTCCCTTTGTTCGCCGCACCAACATACTCGGAGGTTGCCGAAGACGATGGTGCCCCTGCTGTGTTTGCGAGAGGAAAATGTACCCTGGACTCGAAAGCTGCCGTTGTTGGGGATGGGGAACTTGCCTCGGAGAGCGTTCCCCCACTGTTCTCATAATAGGACAGGCGAAGGTACCTATCGGAAGGGGATGGGGACGTAATGCTGTAATTAACCCGAGCCAGGACACATATTCCATTAGAGATGGAGGCATTGTTTACCGCTTCAACAGCCCAAACAGGGTTTGTTATATTGACTAGGAACAATTCTCCAGCCCCGCTGGTGAGTAGCGCGGGGATTAGTGCGTTGGATATCGCGCCGCTGCCTGCCCCTGTGTCTACCTTTGCGTATTTAACCCGGCCGTTCCCCACGTAGGCGAAAAGAAAGACGTACTGTCCCGAGACAGCCACCTGGACGCGAGGCACATTATAAAAGGCGTTTGCCGTCGTAAGGGTGCTAAAGAGGGTTCGCCCAACGATCTCGGTTCTTGTCTCTTTATCGATTACCTTGGCATAGCTTCGCCAGACGATCCCCGAGTCACCTACGTTTCCTATCGTTCCCCCCGTGGGTGTGCTTGCGGGATTTAATGGGACTGGTACGGTTAAGTCGATAGTCATTGAGGTAGCGGATGGGAGTGCAGTTACAAGATAAGTTCCATCGGGCCAGGATCCGCTAGTGAAGTTGATTACTACCTGTTGACCAATGGCGAATTGATGCCCAGTAACAAGGCCATTGAGTGTCAGTTCGGTCCCATTTATAACCAAGAAGCGGAACACATCATCTTTCGTGTGTCCGGTGGTCCCGACGAACTCTATGCCTACCCCATGATTCAGAGTCGTATCAGGCCCGGCGGCTATCCCGGTACCTCCGCTAACATAGCTCCCGTCGTTATTTTCGTCGTACTCCCAATTCCATGTGTCGGGAGTCCCTTCGCTGGCAATTGTTACCTTGTATACTCTGTCGTTGTCGGTCCCTGTGAACCATGTAAGAGGGTTTACGGTGGGTGCTTGCCCGCAGGATCCCCCTCCGCTGATGCAACTCATTGTTGCGCTAGGAACGGCATTCACTACTGCGCTAACGCTGCTAAACGTAGCAGACATTGTTACGTTTTCGGTGGGGTCAATCTCCGACCAGGCATGGACCTCAAACCCGTTAGCCTGTCCGATCTGCGCCGATGTTTGTACAATATTTGTACCCGCTTCAACCAGCTCGGTTTCGAGAGTGGACCCGACAACGGTGCCTTTATTTACCCAATGGTCCGAGGTCGAAGTCTTGCTGTATGCAGAACGCCCATCGAAGGCGAGAATCTCGTCGTTATAGGCGGCTAAAGCCTTCCCCGTATCTATCGTCCTCGCAGAATCGCCAGTGTCTATCGCAGGGATATCGTTTGAAATGCTGTGGAAGCCCTTTCTTTTGCGGAGCTCACCGGCTTTATAGAAATGGCCATTTGTAATGAGCGTCATCTCACCGGCCGGGAGTACGCGGTCGTGAATCTTGTCGTTTATCCCTTTCGCTAGTGGAATTCCGATTAGTTTTTTCTCTAAAGCCATTAAAATACCCAGATATCGACAGTGATTGTTGCGGCGTATGTGCTGCTAAGACGTAGAATTTGTTCCTCTTGCTTATGCTGCGATTGCTTATCGCAGATATCCCCTCCTGCGAGTGTTCTCGTGCGCGTCAAAAACCAGCCTTTTAGCTTTCGCCCTAGCTTGTGGTCTACATCCGTTAGGCCGTTTGCCAGTTCAACATCCTCAAGCAAGTGCCCATCTAGGAGAGGGCAAGCCTCTACAGACCGAAGAGTATTCTCCAGGCTGTCCTGAACGCCCTCTATGCTGCCGTCCTTCGTGGTTTTTCTTACATAGGGACTAATGAATGAGTTTTGCGCCATGACAGACCTAATTAAAGAGTTTAACCCATGAATTTGCATGGGTGCCGACTGAGGCATCGATTATCTTATGAGGGTGCCCCGCGTCTTTCTTAGCCGCCGCACCTTCTATGCGCTTCTGTAGGTCTCCCTTTTCCGCTAAAAGCATTCTAACGTCAGACTCTTCTTTCATAAGGCATTTAATGGCAGCGGAAACCACTAGATATTCCTGGTAGCCAATTGCAACGCTCTTGTTTTTTGAATTAATATTTGCCGCGTCATCTTCGCCGCCTGTTCTGAATTGCTGGCACTCTGGAACGTAATGAAGCGTCACCGTCCCCGATGGGGGAGTAGTAGGAATGAAGTGAATCTTATCGTCCCGAATCTGATATCGAAGGGCCGCGAGGCTCCCCGCTATAACGGCGGCATTGCTATTGTACATATTTCGCTCTTGAAACGAGTAAGGCTTAATTGTGCAAGTAACCCCGCCAGTCTCAAAATCGACGCCTAGTGCCTTATAGAAATCGCTAGGTAGCGTCCCTGGATTAGTCCCCGGTAGAGAATAGGTTGTTGTGTTGACGTAGTAATCTTCAAAAACCAGAATCATAATGTCGTGCAACTCTGCCAAGGCAGCGTTTAGCCAAACTCTAATCTCGGTATCTGAAACGAAAGTAGACCCCTCCATATCCGCACGTTGTCTTACTTGCGTCATAAGGGTAGAAAATACGTTATCGTTAGTAGGCATTTCCCCTCCAAATAATAAGGGGGACTGTTACGCCCCCCCTATATCAATATTCTTCTTTGTCGCTGCCTGGGTTCCCCTCGTAGTCCATAGCAATATGAACAAAATCAAGGAGAGCCTCACACGCTGCCTTCTCCTTTTCAGGAGTCAGCTCCAAGCCCACCGTGCTCGCGAACGTGTTGCAAGCTGCTAGAAGAGCTTTCTTATTATCGTCGGGTTTAGGCTTTTTAGCACCCTGGCCCAATATCATTAGAGCAAGCCCCTTTTTCTTAGGCATGGCTTACTCCTATTAGGTTAATGTGCTGTTTTTTAGACACATAAAAAAGTGTAATTTTGCACCACTGTCCGGTTCAACCAGAGTACCGCCACCATTGTCCACCTTTACTACCGCAGTAGCACTTGAGGCGTCGGTGGTATCAATGACAGCAAAAAACTGGTCCGTTGAACCCTCTGTAGCCTCTTCAAGTGTGCAGCCCAGGTATAAAAACTTCTGGTATTTGTCATCTAGTGTAATGGTGTAAACTCCGGTCGTGGTTCTTGCGACCGAAAAGCCACTGGCATTTGTCGAATCAACAACGCCAGAAGCCCCGATAGTACTAACACCGGCAAGAATAACAACCTCGCGCTCTAGCGCCCTTACGGGCTTAAAATCTCTATTCGCCATATCTAGGCTCCTTTCCTAATTAAGGTTTAAGCCAAAGCAATTCGGCAATTCCAACCTGGAGCAACGCAAGCCGCGTTTCCGTAGAAACCGATACGAACCTCGTAAGCATCGGCGGTAGCTTCACGAAGCATGTTGTTTCCATCAAGGTCAAGAATTTGCGGGGCTTCGCCCAAGCTATTCAAGGACCAAGTATCAAGCTGGAGCGCCCAAGCAACGTCAGCCTGACAGTTAACATCAGGGATAACATCAACAGTTCCAGACGGACCGTGCAGTTTTAAAGAAGTGAAGCCTACATTGGCATCGGACGCGCTAACCTTGTCGTATTGGACCTTAGAACCAAGGGCTTTTTCAAGATTAGCATAAGAGGCATAGTCCATGAAAACGTGACTTGGAGAGCCGCCGTTTCTAGCTGCAACGCTAAGGCCGTCAATCAATGCCTCTTCAATTGGCTTTGCGCTACCATCGGAGCGGCACCCACCTAAGCGAGTTACGTCAGAGGTACGGTCAACACCAAAAAACGAGGTAGCGCCAGGGGCCGAACTAGGACACCACGCCTCAAGCCCTCGGATTTTCTTATAACTAGCTCCAGCATGGGCATCACCCAACTGGAAGATATGGTCCCCTGCGTCAGCGTCAACGTGAAGAGCAGATACCGTAAGCGTCCCAGCGTCACGGTCGATAGCTGTAATAGTCTTTGTGCCAACATTGCTGAGTAGGGCACCGGTAGCAGTAGGGGCTAAAACGATATTCATTCCAACTTCAAAGTTAGCAATATCTCCAAGAGTAGCCAGGGTTAGCGTAGTCCCGCTACCAGGGTCGGAGGAGTTTTGAACTCCAATAGAGCCAGAACCATCACGGTACAAACTAACCGCCAGAGACCGTTTAAGTGCATGAATAGCCCCGTCGATTTCCATTGTGGCGTATCGAATAAATGCATCAGCATTACCCTGGCTCGCTTTGATTGCCTCGTGCGAGATTGACGCAAAGGAATAATCGCTTACACGAGTCAAGAGGAACTGTTTAAGGCTGGAGGTTGAGGTATTATCCTGGGCGCTGCCAAACGTAGCAGACCGCCGTTGAGGCCCGGTCACGATTAAAGGAATCGGCATATTCTCGCCGCCGAATTTCGTATATTTGGGGATCATAGCAAGGAGAGGGTTATTCTTATAAACCATCTCTTTGATTCGTTGGGGTTTGTAGTGTTCTTTAAGGGCTTCGGTTACGGCGGTAGTTAATGCCATGGTACTTTCCTCGCTATAAGGGCGAGAAAGCTACAAGGCTAAATCTCGCCGCGCATAATAGCAGCCGCCCTAGCAAGTGACTCTTCTCGTGATAAAAGTTCACCGTCACGCGCTGGCGTCTGCGACGTTAATTGATTAGATAATGTTTTTGGCCTTTGGATTTCTTCTGCTGGCTGGCTAGGCTTAACGTCTTGCGCTGTTTCTGGCTCAGGTTGCCAGTGTCCCTTATAACGATCTCTCAGCTTGCTACTTTTAAAGTAACGTTCGGCTTCGTCCTCGTAATACCGTTCAACCAAATCCGCCGCTTGTTTATATTCAAGGACGGTTCCATCGAGCTTAAATTGCTCTTGCATGATTTCATAAACGGTATGATAGGCATTATGGGCCGGTATCATCTCGTATTCTTTATTAGTTTCGACGAAATTCGTTATTTTGTCAATAATACCGCTATACGTCTGTTCATATTCCCTCTTTTTTGCGTTATTTTCTCGGTCGAGGGCGTTTTTACGATTTAATTCCTGTAATTCCTCGATTTGTTTTGCCTGTCGAGAGACCACATCCTCAATAGGGACATTCCCGTCGTTAATAATTCGACGAGTTAGCCCATCATAGGAGAGGCCAAACTTTTGCAAGAACGCCATAGGGTCGGAACTTGCCATTTCCTGAAGACCTTCTAGCTCACTGGCCTTCTTTTTTATCCCTTTAAATTCTTGTTTTTCTTCTCGGAAGCGTCTTTCCTGCCGTGCGAGGTTCGCGAACTGTTTATGGAAAGCGGCACGTTCAGCTTGCTCCTGATACGTTTCCACCACTGGACTCTCATTTGAATCCGGTTCTCGGACTTCTGCCGCCCCATTAGCCGGTTCAGAAACTTCAGGTTGAACTTCATTATCCCCCCCTTGGGCTTGTTCAACTACTTCGCTTGCAGACTCTTCTGCGTCAGACATATTCTTCTCCTGGTGTGAATTAAAAAGGTTTATTGCATTCCTGAGATTGCTTCAGATAGCGCGGGGGGCAAATCCCCCTCTGCTGGTGGAGCACCTTCCATCGGTGGAGCCCCTGGCGCAGGAGCCCCACCACCGGGAGCGGGAGCCCCCTCCGGTGCCATCGTTTGTTGCTCCGCTTGTTGTGCCATTTGTTGGGTTTGGATAACCCGAATAGCGTCGTCCATATATCGACGAAGTAATTCAAGACGTTCCTCGGGAACCTTGTCAATTTTTGCGCGTAAATAGGCTGATTGGACCCTTTGTATCGCAAACTCAAGATTAGAGAACGTTTCCGGGGGATGGTAACGTCCCTTCTCAATCATTTCCTCTAACAAAAGGTCCACATCATCAATAAACGCAGTAGCCAATTGATTTACCGATTCTAAATCAGGGTAGTCAAGCAAGGCACGAGCTTCGGTGGGGTTCAGGATGCCAGCTTGCGCCATTTCTTGTATCGTTTGTAACTTTGCGGCCGGAGTAGTTGATAGTAACGCAGTCGGAAAAATCTGCATAACGTACTGGTCTTCTTCAAGGTTGATTTCCTTCCATTTAATACGCTCGATATATTTATCCCCATGACTAATAACCTCATAGGTGTTTCCTTGTTCCTCAATATCCCTAGCAATATCAATGAGTTGGCGGGATGCTTCGAGGAACAGGTTTTCGTAAGCCTGAGCCACCAACATAAATCGCTCTGATTGGATATCGGAAAACTCTCGGATAGCTACCCCGGAATCTAAGCCAGCCGGTTTTTTGGCCTGTGCAGCCATTTCAGATATACCGGCAACCTCATAAGCACGGCCAAACAATCGATCCAGGTGAGAGAAAACCTCACCGGAAGTCGTTCTAGGTACATGGAAGTCCGGCTTAGTTCCGGTGTATTCGATCACAACCCAAGGCTCGCTGGTAATGTGCGCCTTAGTGATTTTAGATCCCGCCTCAACAAATACCTTCGGCGTACCGAAATACATTTGCTCTTGAATTCGATTGAGGAGTGAGTTGATTTCTACCTGGACCCCTAAGAGCTGTTCTGCCAACCCTTGACCCCAGAAGCCAAGCAAGTTTTCGGTCCAGCGAATGAATACGAACGGGAAAAAATCTTTGTCGTAGGCTTCATCTAGTAAGGTTACATTATCTAGGACGATGCAATGACGACCATCAGAAGAGCCCTTTTTGCTAGCCAGATGCCAAGACTCCACGCACTCAACCTGATTTGACGTAGCTTTTGTGCCGGATGTGCTAATATCCACTTCGGCCGCATTTAGGATTTCCTTTTCAAATTCAGGGTAGGTGGCTAAGAGAACTTCTCTTGAAACCACCTTGCGCTGAAACATTTGGCGAGGTTTTCCGTAGTAGCTCTCCGCGTCGTCTGTAACAATCTCATTGGGGAAAATTCTCTCCGCGACGATTCGCTCCCCATCGGCGTAGATTTTCATTACTCCTGTCCCGAATACTGTGGCGTCCAAAAATACCCTTGGCGCAACGGAGTAAATGCCGGTGGCGTAAAACTGCCCATTGCAGAATTTATCTAGGAGCTTGGCTTTTCGTTTTAAGGAATAGTCCCCGCCGGAGGTGAGGAATGTCACCTTGGGTCGATTCTTTGCAATCTTGCTTGTGACCGTTGTGCACATGGAATGGACAATATTTAGTGTAACATCGTCAGACCGCGCACCGGCTCTATTTGCGTAATTGTGGCTCGCGATACCGCTTGCGT